CCATGATGTATCCGGCTTTTGCCCACTTCGCAGGTCGAGAAATACATACGGATTCATCTTTAATCCGGCAGATTTCTTCGAGGACACGGCGGAAGTCTTCGCCGCCGTTGCTGGACTGACATCCGGGAACGTTTTCGAACACAATAAATCGTGGGTATTTGCCATTTGTAGCGCACCTCATCTCTTTAATAATTCTGATTGCCTGAAAAAACAGGCTGGAACGGCTACCGTCCAGACCACTACGCTTGCCGGCGATGCTCATGTCCTGGCAAGGGCTGCCAAAAGTTATGATGTCTACAGGTTCGATTTGCGCCCCATTGATTTTTGAAACGTCTCCGAGGTGTTTCACCTGCGGAAATCTCTTCTTAGTTACAGCAATCGGGAAGGGTTCTATTTCAGAGTTGAATTTAGGAATGATACCACAGAGCATACCTGCAAGTTCAAATCCTCCCGAACCGGAAAAAAGACTGCCCAGTGTAAGATTATTCTTCATCAACAGCACGTCCTCTTTGAGCATCATCAACACTTCCATCCTGAATATTCAGTTCTTCATCGGTGAAATTATGTATCTCTGAACAAGCACGTTTCACACCGTCTCGAATTACAAACACCTCATCAGCAGAACCAACAGCCGCAACATATCTTCTGACAATTGCCGATGCATATTTCGGGTCAAGTTCCTGTGTATAACAAATTCTATTTGTCTGCTCAGATGCAATCAGCGTAGAACCGCTGCCACCGAACAGGTCAAGAATAATACCGTTTTCCTGCGATGACATACGGATAGGATACGCAATCAGCGGGAGTGTTTTCATAGTCGGGTGCAGCTTTGACTTCTTCGGTCTGTCAAATTCCCAGACAGTAGTCTGCTTGCGGTCACCATAAAACTTATGCTTTGCCGTATCCTTGAAAGCATACAAGACCGGTTCGTGTCGCATCTGGAAATCCATTCGACCGATAACAAGTGTATCTTTTACCCAGATACAAGTTGTAGAATAATGAAATCCTGCATTTACTGTAGCGTTGTAAAAGTTACACTTTTCAGCATCGGAATGGAAGCAGTAAAAAGCACCGCCGTCCGCAAGTGATGTATAAGCATTCTTGAAAGCATCAAGAAGGAACTGATAAAACTTCTCACTGTCAGACCAACTGTCGTTCATGATACGCATACCGGTGCCGCCCTGATAAGCACAATTATAAGGGGGATCTGTGATACAGGCATTGGCTTTCTGTCCGTCCATTAACAGTGCAACTTCATCGGGCTTTGTGGAATCACCGCAACGAAGTCTGTGTCTGCCGAGAAGCCAGATGTCACCGTTTTCTACAAACGGTTCAATTTCTGCAGCCTTGTCGACATCGAAATCATCGTCCTTGACATCGTCATCATCCGTCGCAAACAAATCAGCCAGTTCCTTTTCATCGAAGCCGGTAAGACCGAGGTCGAAGTCCTCTGCCTGCAATTCGGATAATTCTACAGCAAGCATTTCATCGTCCCAGCCTGCATTCAACGAAAGCTTATTATCAGCAAGGATATACGCACGTCGCTGTGTTTCAGTCAGATGGCTTTCCTTGATACAAGGAACTTTCTTTAAACCGAGTTTCTGAGCGCCATAAAATCTGCCATGCCCACAGAGGATTGTATTATCTTCTGCGATGATAATCGGTGAAAGAAATCCGAACTCCTTGATTGATGCCGCTATCTGTGCTATCTGTGACTCTGAGTGTGTTCTTGCATTTCGTGCATAGGGAATAAGCTCGCTTATATCCGCAAGATAATACTACGTTTCCTTGTTTTCCATTTCAGTTGCCCCTCCTACGTAAAATCTTATGCAGTCCCTTTCGTGCGTCGGCAATCTGTCCATTGACTGCCTGTCCCTTAATCGTGTTGTACTGCTGTTTGGTAAGATGCTGGCGGTTATGCTTCAAATCCCGCCAGAACTGTGTATCTGCCTTCATGCTGTTTTTCCTTTCTCCTGCGCATAAAAATCGCCACACATCTGTGTAGCTAAATCCATATTATGTTCTGATAGTGTTACCGGCTGCACTATACTGTCCGACAATGCAAAGTAAGGCTTGCATTTTTCGTATACTTGCTTTTTTATCTCGTCTGAGACCTCCGCAGGGACGTCATTAAGCTGTCCTGTGAATTGCCTGTACAGCAATTTTGCTGCTTCATTATACATCTGAGCACATTCGATTTTTTCTTTCGAAGATCCAAGCATAATGGTATTAGTGGCAAGTCCTATTTCAGCCGTATATGTTTGACTGCTTTTGATATACTGCACACCAATATATCCGGTTGTGTTTTTTGAGTGCATACTTTTGTTCAAATAATTCTGTGATTGTGTAGCAATACGCATATTGCTTTTTCTGCAATCAAATGAATTCCTGTTTATGTGGTCAACAACAACTCTGTCCTCATCAAGGACATTCATAAGAAAACGGTGTAAGCGTATTCGTCTTAACAACTTTCCATTCTTATGCAGGTCACAGATTACGTAATTCTGGTCTGGCTTTTTATACCACCAGAACTGAGAAACTCGTTCTATATCTTCTGCGTCAATAATAAATTCATCTCCGCTCGGAAGCGTACCAATTGCATAATCGTCAATAATTCGAAAATGAAAATCAGGTCGGCATTTAGGGCATTTGTTCTTTGTGTAATGAGTAATCGCATACTGCGTTCTTAAAGAAAGTTCTCCGCATCTTTTGCAGCAGCAGTAATATTGATGATTTCCACGAGGTGAAGTTGGCCCTTTTTCAATGACGTCCCAATTTCCGTATGTCTTTCCGACAAGTTCAAGTACTTTTGACTGAGCTTTTATTTTATTGGCACAGCAGAAGCATTTAGGTTCAAGACGTTTGAATGTCGGTATAGCAGTGTCATATATTCTGCCACACCTGCACTGAACTCTTATTGTTCTTACCTTGGGATTGGTTCTTTCTCCCTCTCCTAGCACGGTTAACCAGCCATATGTATCACCGGGATTGTATGTGTATTTTATTTTTCCAGCCATTTTAATTTCCTCTGTTTCTCAGCAATTGTTCCATCATATCCATTTCAGGGCTGTTTAATCCAATATCAGCAGAACAGTTTTCCTTTACAATCTGCTGAATGTTTGCCCATAGCAGAGTAGATTGCTTCATGTAGCTGTTGGAAATGTTGACGAAGGGACTGGTGCATGGATTTCCTGTAGTGGCATGTTTTCCAATCATTCCTAACCGGGAGATTGCTTCTTCACATTGCACCCAACGTGCAATGCTCATAGCGTATTGTTCCACAAGAGTAGGGTTAACCAGTTTTTCACAGCCAAGTTTTTTTAGCCAGCGACATACCTTGTTGTAAATTTCATCTGCTCCAAGAGGTCTGCCATCACGCTGCATCGAGGAAAGATACTCGCCGGGTTTCGGCATATCAACGCCTTCTATGTTTTCGGGAATATCGAGCTTGGTCAGCTGACGCTTTCCCGGATTTCCAGCCTCAATTTTTTCTTTCAGTGCTTTTGGTTTTCGCCCCGCACCCGGTCTTGCACCACCACGGTTTGTTCCGTCTTTCGCCATTTGAATCAAATCCTTTCATTTGAAAACAATCAAAAATTCTTTGAAAAAGAGTATAAAAAATCCCGACTGTGAAGTCGGGAAAAAAGTCCTGTTTTACGTTACTTTTGGAAAATTTCTTTTTTGCGTAGATTGAGGGTTAATATGGTCTCTGAATATGCGAAAAAAGTGCGTGAGAGGGCGCACCGGTCAATTTTTTAATCAACTGTAGGGATTTTTATACCCCCGGGGGATTAGTACCTATATTCGGGTGTTTTATCCTCAGTCCACGTCTTTTTGTCGTGGCAGGGCTTACATAACGCCTGATAGTTATTCTCGTCCCACATCAATTTCTCATCACCACGATGAGGTTTGACATGGTCAACCACGGTTGCCTGAACATACCGACCTTCCTGCATACACTTCACACAAAGCGGATGCTTGCGGAGGTATGCTGCACGGACTTTTCTCCAGCGGTAGTTGTAACCTCGCTTATCCGATGAAGGTCTGTCGGGGTGGAGTGGCTGATGTTCCTCACAGTACTTGCGGTCGGTAAGGTTAGGACAACCGGGGTGATTGCATGGGTGCTTACTCTTCTTCGGCATGGCAACACTCACAGGAATGCTCAAGGTGAATTTTCTTCAATGCCTTGTGATGCTGTTCCTTTGTCCAGTCAACCTCTTCGCACAACTACTCAGCAATGCACTGCCACGAAAGATTTTCAAGATAACGCATACGCAGAATCTGTCTCTGGTCACGGTTATTATTCGCCATGATAATATCCTCGATATTTTTCTTCATGAGAATGAGGTCAATCAGTTCTGTGCGTGCATCTTCCACGATGTTCAGAAGGACACCGTCCTCGAATTCATCTGCGAGTTTTTCCCACTGCTTGTAGAATGCAAGTTGCTCCTTGATGCGGTTGTCAATGTCAATTCCGTTTTGCATAACTTCTTTCGCTAACATAGTTTTTTCCTCCGTTTGGGTATGAAAAAAGCCACCGCAGATTTTTCTCTGCAATGGCTCTTGTTTCTTATCCTGTTTTGATATTATAATTATATCAC